TTTCTTTCCTTTACTTTTTTCGTTTTTAGCCATCGCTGCTTTAGAACCGTTTTTTTCACCATTTGCTTTTTCTGTTACCATTTTTTTCATAATAATTATTTTTCAGTTTCTATTGGTTATACTATTAATAGATGGTTTGTATTACACACAGATAAAAAAAATATTAAAGAAACTGAAAAATAATTATTATGAAAAAAATGGTAACAGAAAAAGCAACTGGTGAAAAATACGGTTCTAAAGCAGCTATGGCTAAACACGAAAAAAGTGAAGGCAAGAAAATGCAAATGAAAGAAAAAGCTATGGGGAAAAAAATAGCAACTAAAAAGAAAAAATAAGATGCCGTATACTCAAACACCAGGAAGAGGTAACAACCCTAAAACGGGGCCAGGTTTACCCGCAAGTTTAAATAGCGGATCTACTGCCAATACGTCAATTGATCCTAAAAAGGGACAAGTACTACCATCAAAATTAAGCACATATTCGTTAACGAATCTTTCCAAAGAACTAGGGGATAAAATAGAAGCAGTTAGCGCAGAAAATAAAGCTAGGAGAGCAGTAGAAGGAACGGCTAAAAATGATAGTATCGTTGCATCTAAAATGAGAGGTGGAAACGCATTCCAAAATGCAATAGCTGGGAACGCAGCAGCTAATGCTACAAGATCCAATGCTAAGATGGGAGACATGAATGTATATAGGGGGAGCGATACTAATAATATGGTAACTTATAGTAGAGATACCAATGTTGAAAAAAATATGCCAACCCCCGTGCTTAACAAAAGTACAGGCCAATATGGTTTTAACCCGTTTGAAAAGCTGGGCGTAAAAGCTGGAGGTTGGATAACAACAAACCAAGTAAACCCAAGATAACAATGGCATAAGACATGTGTGAGCATGGGTGCAGTCAAAATAAATTATAATACGTAATTAGATTAATATAACAAAAACAATAAATAAAAAAACAAAAACAAAATCATGGCAAAATTTATTACAATTGCTACAACTGTAGCTGGAGCGCAACCAAATTTCTTTAATACAGATACAATTCAAGCGGTAAGTTATCTTACAGCAACAACATTTGCTATCTATGCAGGCCCTAAAACTTATACTTTTACAACTAGTGCGGCTGGCGCTGCTAGCACTGTTGCTGCTGTTCATAAAGCTATTCTAACTTTGAATGGCCCAACTCTCGCTGAAGTAGCAATTCCAGCTGGCGTTACAATTTCTGCTTTGCCAACTGTTGCATAATAAATTATTATTTATAATTCCCCTGTAAATATAAAGTTTATAGGGGAATTTAATAATACAAATATATAATATTAAAAAATAAATTATGGGTCAATTTGGAAATCAACCAGACTTTGCTACAGTAGTAGATACGGTATCATCATTATCGGCTAATGTAGTTCTAAGCAAGCCTAGTGCGGTTTATATAGGGGCGGTTACTTCTGGTACAACAGATACTTTAGTAGTTGTACCTGTTGGGAACTCCTCTTACAATGCAAACACCGGCGTTACCACTAATACCCCCGTGACGTTCACCGGATTGCAAGCTGGTACATTTTTACCGGTAATGATTACTAGTATTATATCAGCGGGTACTACAGTTATCCCTAGTAGCATACTTTTATATAGATAAACAGTAGAATTTCACTTAAACGAGTGATTACTTAAATATAACAATTAAATTAAATAAAATGGAAACAGAAATTAAAAAAATTACAGCGGAGCAATTAGAAAAAATTAATGCTGGTCAAAAAGAAATTCAAACAGTATTAACAAATATTGGGGTGCTAGAATCGCAGAAGCATAGTTATTTGCACCAATTAGCAGATATAAATAAATCTATTGAAGAGTTTAAATCTGAACTTGAAACAGAATACGGTGCTATTAATATTAACTTACAAGATGGTTCTTACACTGAAATTGCAAAAGAAAGTGGATCAACTGACTTAAGCGAAGACTAATTGTGAGTTCTGTTATAAGAAAAATAAGCATAGGTTCGGATTATAAAAATGATGCAATGCATTATTCTATAGGGCAAACAGTATATGGCGGTCATGAGATTTCCCATATATTGTTTAATGAACTAGAAAATTCTTATAATATTCATATAAAAAAAGGTGACGAGGTAATGCCATGGAAGAAATTTAATTCTAACATGGCTATATCTGTTGAATATGATTTAGAGTATTAATGAGAAGTGTATTTAACTTTATAGTTAAGCCATTAGGCGAAAGATACGAAAACAGCATTACGGTAGATAATAAAGAATTATTACTAAATACAAAAATAGAAAGTTTTAAATCTGTTAATAATGTAGCGGTTGTAATTGCAACTCCTTTAGCATTCAAAACAGAAATTAAAGAAGGAGATTTAGTAGTAATTCACCATAATGTGTTTAGGAGGTTTTACGACATAAGAGGTAAAAGTAAAAATAGTAGATCTTATTTTAAAGACAACGAGTATTTTTGTGATATAGATCAAATCTACTTGTACAAAAACGATAAGAAATGGATTGCTTTTAATGATAGATGTTTTGTAAAGCCTATAAAAAATAATGATCATTTTAAGGTAGATAAAGAGAGGGAGCTTATTGGTATATTAAAATACGGAAATGACTCTTTAAACAGACTTAAAATCAATCCTGGCGACCTAGTAGGCTATACCCCCAACGGCGAGTATGAATTTATTGTAGAAGGCCAGCGATTATATTGTATGAAATCTAATGATATTGTAATTAAATATGGATACAAAGGAGACGAAGTTGAATATAATCCAAGCTGGGCACAAAGCGGTATTGGAGCTAATTAAAGTTGCGGAAGAAGCTATATTGGATAATGGGGATGATGATTTATCGGCAGACAAATTAAAAAATGCAGCAGCAACAAAAAAATTAGCAATATTCGATGCGTTTGAAATTCTTGCTAGAATAGAAGACGAAACGAAAATGATTGAGGAAGCTTCTAAAGAAACTGTTGCTAAACCATTTAAAGGTTTTGCGGAAGGGAGGTCTAGATGATGTACGAACAAACTTTATATAAAGTATTAACAGATTATATAAAACCTACAGTTATTAAAAAAAACAATAGGTTAAATAAATGGAAATACGGATATGACAAAGACTATGATGTAGTTGTCATCAGTAAGACAGGCAAGATTGGAGAAATATATGAAATACAAAATCTTAAGATTGCATTACCACTAGATGAAGATCCTTATAAAAGATCCGAAGTAAAAGAAGAGCAATATTGGGAGCAGTCTATATATCCAAAAGAGTTAGATAAGATCAAGAATGTTAATGATTGGAATAAGCATCCAGATAACTTTAAAGAATACTGGTATGATTATATTGATCAAGAATTTAAAAGAAGAGAAGACGGTTTTACATACTATAGTAATGGTAAACCAACATATATAACCGGTACGCACTATATGTACTTGCAATGGAGCAAGATAGACGTAGGAGCTGCGGATTTTAGGGAATCAAATAGATTATTCTTTATATTTTGGGAGGCTTGTAAAGCAGATCCAAGATGTTACGGAATGTGTTATTTAAAAAATAGACGTTCTGGATTTTCATTTATGTCCTCGGCTGAACTTGTAAATCAAGCAACAATATCCAGTGATTCACGATTTGGTATATTGTCAAAATCAGGAGCGGATGCAAAGAAAATGTTTACGGATAAGGTGGTGCCTATCTCGGTTAATTACCCATTCTTTTTTAAACCTATCCAAGACGGTATGGATAGACCAAAAACAGAATTAGCATATAGAATACCAGCATCTAAACTTACAAGAAGAAAATTAGATTCTAATGAGAAGCTAGACGACCTTGAAGGATTAGATACTACGATTGACTGGAAGAATACAGGTGATAATAGTTATGATGGTGAAAAATTAAAACTATTAGTACACGATGAAAGTGGCAAATGGGAAAGACCCGATAACATATTAAATAACTGGCGTGTAACTAAAACGACACTCAGATTAGGTAGTAGAGTTATTGGAAAGTGTATGATGGGTTCAACATCAAATGCTTTAGACAAAGGAGGTGAAAACTTCAAAAGATTATATAATGATTCAGATGTTACGAAAAGAAACCGCAATGGACAGACTAGTTCAGGATTATATAGTTTGTTCATACCTATGGAATGGTCGTACGAAGGATTCATTGACGCTTATGGGATACCTGTATTCGATACTCCAGCAAAACCAATTAAAGGTATAGATGGAAATTATATAGAATATGGGGTTATTGAACATTGGCAAAACGAAGTTGACGGTTTAAAACAAGACCAAGATGGATTAAACGAATACTATCGTCAGTTTCCAAGAACAGAACAACACGCCTTTAGAGATGAGACAAAACAATCTTTGTTTAATCTTACAAAAATATACGAGCAAATAGACTACAATGACGACTTACGTAACTCGCAAGTATTAACGCAAGGGAGTTTCCAATGGGAGAATGGTGTGCAAGATTCAAAGGTTATATTCTATCCAAGCAAAGAAGGCAGGTTCTTAATATCATGGGTTCCACCGAAACATCTCCAAAACAACGTAATAATAAAAGATGGGCTTAAATATCCAGGCAATGAACACTTAGGCGCATTTGGATGTGATAGTTATGATATATCCGGCACGGTTGATGTAAGAGGGTCAAATGGTTCACTTCATGGGCTAACCAAGTTCTCAATGGAAGATGTTCCTCCAAGTCATTTTTTTCTAGAGTACATTGCTAGACCACAAACTTCTGAGATATTTTTTGAAGAGGTACTAATGGCTTTAGTGTTTTACGGTATGCCAATATTAGCAGAGAATAACAAAGCTAGATTATTATACTATTTAAAACGAAGAGGTTATAGGCCATTTTCAATGAACCGCCCTGATAAAGTTTGGAATAATTTATCGCCAACAGAAAAAGAAATTGGCGGTATACCTTCAGCTGGACAAGATATTATACAAGCACACGCATCAGCTATTGAGACTTATATAGAAAATTATGTTGGCTATATGGAAAGTGGTTATGGAAATATGTATTTTCAAAAAACCCTAAACGACTGGTCTAGGTTTAATATAAATAACAGAACGAAGCATGATGCAACAATAAGTTCAGGGTTTGCAATAATGGCGTGTAATAAACATTTATATTCTCCTTCAACCACGTATAAAAAAGAAAAAGTAGAATTAAATTTCAAAAAATACAATAACCAAGGTTATAGTTCACAAATAATATAATAGATGATTTATACTAACACGAATAGCTCTTTCCCGAGTCAGGTGGTACCAGACGAAGAAAAACAAACATTAGACTATGGTTATGCAGTGGGTATGGCAATAGAAGGTGAATGGTTCAGAGGTAATAGGACTAGTCTTGGAAATGACAGATGGAGTACTAACTGGCAAACTTTCCACAACCTTAGATTATATGCTAGAGGTGAACAAAGCATACAGAAATACAAAGATGAATTATCTATTAATGGCGATTTGTCTTATTTGAATTTAGACTGGAAGCCAATACCAATTATACCAAAATTTGTTGATATAGTTGTCAACGGCATGTCTAATAAATTATTTAAAATAAAAACTTTTGCGCAAGATCCGCAGTCAGTAGCGCAGAAAACTAAGTATACACAAGCCTTACTGCAGGACATGCATGCTAAAGATCTATTAGACGATATACAAGCACAATTAGGTATTAACTTATATAATACTGCAGACCCAAGTTCTTTACCAGAAGATAAAGAACAGTTAAAAATA